TGGGTATTTCCAGAAGTTACTGCTATGTTGGATAGTGATAAGTATAAGTCCGTAAATGAAGATATTATGGTAGCTCTTGGGTTTCCTCGAATTTTAATCACAGGCGAAACCGAACGATCCTTTGCCTCAGACCCACAGATTGCTACTATTTCTCCTTTACATACTATGGAAAAAATTAGGGAGGCTCTTCTTCCTATTGTAAAGTTTATCTTTCTTGAAATGCGTAGAAATAGAATAGTGGAAGAGTATCCTATTATAAAATTCAAGCCTCTAAATCTAATGAGTATGTCAATCTTCTTTGAAGGATTAACTGCTTTATATGAAGCGGGCAATCTATCAAGAGAATCTTGGTCAGAAGCCTTTGGGTATGACTTTACAACAGAACAGAACAAGAGAAAGGCTAATGAAGAGTTTATGAAAGAGCTTGGTGTAGAGCCAGTTGCTCCGTCTAATAAGCCTGGGGCTGGAGAACCCGGTGCTCCAACTAAGCCTCCAGAAAAGAAGACTAATGTTCCTATAGGTAAATAATTATGCCAGCAGAATATGAGGCTTGTGTTCGTTCAGAAATAAAAAGCGGAAAATCTAAACAGGATGCTCAACGAATCTGTGCAATAAGCTTTATTAAGAGACATGGGGTACACCCTAGCAAGATGCATAAAGCGGTATATGAAATGTCGGAACAAGAGATTATGGAGTTAGTTTACGGTAAAAAACAAGCGTAATGAGGTATTTAACATAATGAAAAACACCATACTAACCGTAAAAGATGTACAATTCTTATTAGAAACTAAAGATTTAAAGGAATTTGAGGCTCATGCGGCCATTTCTTTGAATCCCAATATCACATGGATGAAGTTTGTTCTGACAGATGATAGAGCAAACTTAAACAGACAGAGAATTCCCCAAGAAGAATTCGCTAATGTTATACGAACTGGTGTTCATATGCCTCTAAAAATGGCAAACGGAACTATCAGTGAAGGACATGAAGATACTGTCCCTTTGGGAACTATGGCCCACTTACTTCAAAAAGACAATGAAATCGTGGTTCTTGCTGCCCTTTGGGAGCATGAACGTGAAGCAGATGTAGCTCTTTTGAAGCAAAGATTTGGCGAAGGTAAGCCAATTGATATTTCATGGGAGCTTACTCACGCAGATTCAATAATCAATGATGAAGGCGTAGAAGATTTTATTGGTGTATCTATGAACGCAGCTACTATAGTTGGTATGCCTGCGTATGGTGGTCGAACAACTGTAGAGGTTATTGCCTCTAAAAATAAAGAAGAGGAGAATACTATGGAACTTAGTGAGCATGAAAAATTGATGGCTGAACAAAAGACAGCCCTAGAAGCTCAGTATAGTACTAAAGTTACAGAGCTTACAGCTTCTTTAGAAGCGGCACAAGTTGAACTTGCGGCATTAAATTTGGCTTCGGAAACTGCATCAGCAGAACTAACAAGCCTTCGTGAGTTTAAGACAGGTGTTGAAGCTAAGGAAGCACTTGCAACTAGAACTACTGCCCTTCGTGCTAAATTGGTTGAGGCAGGTATTGAATTATCAGATGAAGATTTTGCAAAGAAACAAGAACATCTTCTTGCTATGTCGGATGAACAGTTAGATTTCTTCATTCAGGAACTTGTTGCTTTTGAAGCAACAGCAAAAGAAAAGGCAACAGCAGAGATTGAAGAAGCAAGTATTTCTTTGACTGGTGGTAAAAGAATTCCTGTTATTCGTGCAAAGCCTGTAGAAAAAGTAGAAACAAAAGATATCCTAACTCATTTGAAGTCATTAGACGTTAAAAAGAGTTAATTCACTCCAAATTGGAGGAGTTTAAACCATGGAAATTAGAAAATATCAAGACATTTTAGGTGTAGTTTGTACAGAAGCTATCGTAGAAGGTAGAATGGTTCGTTTAACTGCCAGAGGTACTGCTGGTTTAGTAAACTTTGGTGGTAGCGATGATCTTCCTGGCGTAGAGCTTCCTGATACAGAAGCAGAGGCTAATGAGGCCTTTTATATTCTAACTTGGCCGGTTTCAAATCAAAGCTTCAGCAATGGCATTCGTCTAGTTATTCCACAACCCGGTGCAGCAAATGAAACATTTGCTTTGAGACGTGGTTTTGGTGGTGATGCCGATATAGATGGTGCTCTACCTTTTGACCCAACAGCAGTTCATTTAACTTACCCCGGTCATAAGGATAGCGTTACAATTCCTGCTGGTTTCCAGGCACTTGCTTTTGCCCGTGGCACTTTCCGTGTTCCCTCAGGCCAGTATGTCTATTCAACTGGTATGGAAAATGCTGGAACAGCCCTATCGGTTGCTAATACAGCAGATGATGGTGCTGATGCAGGTAAATTGAAAGTACAGGATGGTACAGAAGCAGTTATCGCATATGTTGAGCACTTTGATACCGACAATAGCGATTTGACCTTCAGAACACAGTACGCATAATCCAAATCTTAATATAGAGGGCTAGAATAAAAGGATATTCTCTATAAAAATTGAGGTATAATTCCTATGGAAGAGAAAAAGCTACAAGAAGCATTAGCTTCAATGTATGGCGATAAGGCACAGAGAGACGCTTTAGCTGAACTTATTGTTGAGTATATTGAACCTAATCATTTAACAACTGAGTTTATTGGAGATATTCTAAATACTCGTTCTCTAAACCCAGGCGATTCTCTAGTAAAGAAAGTCCGTAAAGGCATTGAAGTTCGTACTTTAGTACCTGGTCAGATTGCACTTGCTAGTGAATTGACAGTTACCGACCGTATCAGCTATGTATTGGATATGGCTGTTGTTAAGGTAACTTATAATGAATGGGAACTAGAAATGGGTGAAATTGGAACAGTTCAGAGTATCCGTTCTGAAATGGCTGCAAAGCTTCGTGAGCACTATGTAAATAGACTGTTCACAGCAATTGCTTCAGTCTGGACAGCCGGTAATACTCCTGATAACTTTGTTTCAGTTGGTGGTGCTATTACTGCCACAGCCTTAGAAGATGCTATTGATGAAATCAATCTAAGAGGATCAGCCAAGGTTGTTCTTGGTTCAAGATCAGCTATGACCCCAATTACTAAGTTCGGTGCTTTTTGGGATGATGGTGCAGGTACTACAGAAGGTTCACAAAGAGCTATTGATGAGGTTCGTCAGAACGGATTCCTTGGCAAGTATTATGGTGTTCCTTTGATGGTCGTTGAACAGGTTTTTGATAATGTAGACGACGACAATGCACTTGTTCCAACGGATTTCGTCTTAGTTATTGGTGAAAATGCTGGTGAATTCATTACTTACGGCGAAGCAAGATCAAGCCAGTGGAATGACCCAGCAGTTGTTCCGCCACAATGGTTTCTACAGACATATCAGCAATGGGGAATCATGATTGATAACGCACAAAGAGTTTACGTTATCGGCGGATTGAGCTAAAAGTAAACCCTACCAAGTGTAGGACTGAAGAGGGGTCGAAAGGCCCCTCTTCTAAAATATTTTAATTCAGAGGAGGATTTTGATATGGTAGATGCAAGGCTTTCAGATGCAAGAATGGAAGGTGAACCATATGCCCGGTATAAGAAAACGATCTTAGGAAAAGTTTATGTAACTGTTCTAGACCCGTTTTCAGATGAACCAGAAGGTAGAATATTACAGGGTAATCCCAATCGTCCTAACGAGTTAGAAACTCAAATCGTTGAGGTTTGGGATGCTCGTCAGGACTCTTTTTTTAGAAAGCTAAATAGAAAGCATTTTGATGCAGGAAGACTGGTTTTAGTGGAAGGAAAACTTCCAGAAGCTCCAGTTTCTCCAAATGTATTAACTGATGCTCAAGTAGACGTTCTTTTGGATGGCCGACAGACACGCTTTCTAGCTTTTGTAAATCGTTTGAATACCTTTACGGAGGAAGCCCCTGTAATAAGATTACTAGCTAGAGCTAGAGAACTCGAAAAGTCTGAAAAGATAATTAAGCATATGGAAGAGAGACTAGCTAAACTACAGGTAGAAAAATACGAAACTTCTGAGTAATACGAATGGCAACTACTACCTTAGACTTTCTTAGAACTAGGTTAAGACTTCATATCGGAGATATGGACAGTGAAACATATCTTGATGAGTGGTTAGATTTAGCTCTTATATTATCAGTAGAAAGTCTAGGTCCATGGTGGAATTTCAAATATCTATTGAATGATTCAGATGAGGTTTATAGAAATTCTACGATAAGATTTCTATTTTCTGAACCACCTGTAATAGAAAGAGCAGATCATAAGCCAATTATTTTAATGGCTTCAATTATTCTAAAAGCGGGCGATCTACAGAACGCTTCGTGGAATATTGCTTCTTGGCGAGACGCTGAGATATCATACTCTAATATACAAGGTAGTAGAATAAAGGATAGTCTTTTAGTGGGAGATTGGGAAGAGCTTACTAATATCTTGAAGCCTCCACAAAAGCGACTATCTGCTCCGGGCAAGAAACACTTACAAGGATTTGAACAAAATCCTTATGAGAGAGGGAAATCGGAAGAAGATAGTTAAGGAGTTACAATGCCAAGGAAAGGAAAAAAGAAGATACTTTGGGTATCAGATGCCGTTGCTACAACTGGATTTTCTAGAGTCGCTCATAATATAATAAAGAATCTTTCAACTGAAAAGTATGAAGTTCATCATCTAGGTATAAACTATCTAGGCGATCCACATGAGTACAAACACTATATTTATCCTGCCTTATTGGGCGGTGATTTATATGGTAAAAAGAGAATAAGAGAATTGGTCGAGGCTATAAAGCCCGATCTTTTCTTCTTCTTTAATGATGCTTGGATTATAAATACTTATCTTTTCGAGTTAGAAAGACTTAATATAAAAGATAAGCCAATAGTTGTTTATTTTCCAATAGACTCATATGGTTCAGATGCTCAATGGTTTGAACGATTTCATTTAGTAAATGATGTTTGTGTTTATACAGAATTTGCTAAACAAGATATTTTAACCACTAAAGCTTTTGCCGAGCCAGATAAAATCCATGTGATTCCGCATGGGGTTGATACTCATAAATTTTTTCCTTTCAAGGATACAGAACTTCTTAGGGGCGTAGATGCTGCAAAAAGAAAGCTATACCCGAAGAAGATACTTGAACAAAGAACTCCCTTTATCATATTGAATGCCAATAGAAATCAACCCAGGAAGCGAATTGATATTTCTCTGATGGCATTTGATGAGTTTCAGAAAGATAAGACAGATGTAATGCTTTATTGTCATATGGGTGTGGAAGATGCCGGAGTAAATGTCCTAAAGGTTGCAAATAGACTTGGTTGGGATAAAAAACTAATCATGTCTACTCTGAAGGACCAAATTCCAGGTGTTCCCGATGGAAGATTAAATCTAATTTACAATGCTTCGGATGTAGGTTTAAATACTTCTACAGGTGAAGGGTGGGGATTAACAGCTTTTGAACATGCTGCTACTAGAAGGGCACAGATAGTTCCAGATCATTCAGCAAATTCTGAGATATGGAATAAAGATAATGCCTTTATGATTGAAGCGGGCGATCGAATAATGTATGAACATACCAATAATATTGCCCGCATTCCTAAATTTGACTCAGTAGTAGAGTGTCTAGAAAGAGCATATGATATGTGGCATAAAGGTACTTTAGAGGAATATGCTCAGGCCGCATATGATAATGTTACTCAACCTAAATATAATTGGAAAGTAATCTCAAATCAATTTGATGTAATATTTTCAAGACTATTAGGTGAATAATGGTAATAGCTTGGCCTGATGATACCGCCGAAATTATAGATGATATACGAGAGGTTATTGGACGGGACATAACAATATTTGTAACGGTAAGCGGTATAGAATGCCCTGACCCTACAGATAGTTTTGATCCCGTTACTGGCCTTTCTACCAATCAATTCTGCCCTACTTGTGGGGGTAGTTGGTATCTAAATACAACTTCTGGCTTTATTACAAAGGCACATATTACCGAACTAAATAATCTAGATCAACCAGTATGGGTTTCGGGGGGTCTAATAGTTGAAGGTGATTCAAGAGTACAATTCAAACTAACAGCAAGTTCAGTATTTGCTGTAGAAAATGCAGACTATTATTTAGTTGATAATAAAGAGTATATCCAGAAAGATGTTTCATACCGAGGGGTTCCAGAGTTAAATAGAGTAATCGTAACTCTGGTAGAGAGGGAGGAATAATGTCTTGGGAAGATGTTGATAATCCTTTGAAGAATGAAGATAATGAGTATTATCCTAGTCCAAGTATTACTATAGACGGCTTAGATGTACTCGATGTTCTTGATTTCTTTACAAAGAAAAAGGACAAATTTATTGCCATTGCTCTTTCTGAACTAGAAGAGTATATGGATAAAGATAGTAATGAATATAAATTTGTTAGAAAAGTATTGCTTGATGCTATGAATGACTATACAAGATCGCTTCTACGAATTCTATTTGGTAATATAGAAGGCTTGGTTATGAAATAATGGCCCTACCTGAACTACAAAACTTATCTGCTAATGCGAGGGCTTTAGCCGCAGAAATTGATAGAGGGGCCATAGTAACTGATATAGACATAGTAGCTACAGCTTTGGGAAGAGTATTTCCTCAAGTTCAAGCCATATTACTTAAAAATCTTAAATCAGCTATTAGTAGTACTAGAGAATTTAATACTCCTGAACTATCACAGCACTTACAATTTGTTTTCTCTAATCCAGATATAATTAGAGCTAGTCCTGATGGAAGATTTGATCTATTTACTAGCGCTTCACTTGTAGCTGGAGATTGGGTAGATTTAGATGATGGTATAAGAGCCGCTAGAGAAATTTTAGGTATTAGTAAAGGCACGGTTGAAACTCGTTCTTTACTTTGGAAACAAGTAATCTATAGACCTGCTAGAGAAGGCGGGGCTGCTCCTCCTAATGTCAGAGAGGGAAGTAGACAGTCCTTTAGAGAAAAAGCTAAAGAAAAGTACGAAAGAACTATAGAAACAAGACTTGATTTATGGGGAGACTTAGCCCCCTATTGGTTGTTTTTAAATTATGGAAGTTCAGAAGCTCCAATTGGAGACGGCGGAACTCCTTATCCTAATAATGCTCCTACTCATTTTATAGAAAATACTGAGGATGAAGCACGACCATTACTTCAAACTGCTATAGAACAAGTAAATAGAGAAATAGAAAATATAATATTTGTAGAATTAGAGGCATTTGATAGAAGAAGAGTTAAACCATTAGGTCAAATTATCAAAGAATTTTTTGTGGCAGGACAACCCTATAAATTATATATCACACCTAAACGTGGTATCTTAGGAGTTAGAAGAGGCTAATGTTTTTAGAGAGAAAGCAAGACCTTAGTATTTTCTTTTGGTTACAGGATGAGGTTTTAGTCTCTCCCTATGATACTGTATTAGTTGTTGACGGTTATCCTGAACAAGACTTAGTTATTCCTTCCGTAGCCATTGAGGGTCAACGTCTTAGCATTGATCCTTTTGAACTAGGTAATAGAAGAGGGCAAAGAGACAGGGCATGGAATATTGATGTTTTTGCGGCTAATAAAGCGCAACGGGATGAAATTTCGTCTATAATTATTAATGAGCTAGAAGATAATCGAATAGCCGTATATGATTATGATGAGGGTTTCCCACCTATAGTTGTTACGCAATTGGGAACTTTAATTCCCTCAAATATAGAAGTAATACCAATTAGAATATTTCCAGATTTAGTTGAAAAACTTTATTGGAGAAGTTCTATACGATTTATTACGGAATATAGTGAATTATAATTGGAGGTTAATACCTAATGGCTAGAAGAATTGCTATTCCATCTAAGGAAGTTCAGGTAAAGCTAGTAGGCGTTAGAGATTCTTTGATTCTTCCAAGAATTCAAAGACTAACTATGAATGCTGATCGCCCTTCTACAGATATTGATGAGTTGGGTAATCGTCTACATGCTGGTACCGTTGAAGATGTTCCTGCTGTTACTCTTACATTTCAGTCTATGGATGTGGGTATTAAGTTGTTCTCTGTTCTAACAGGAACAGACTTTTTAGCTTATCCTGCATCTGGAGTAAGTATTACTGAAATTCAAGAGGTTGATGTAGTTATTCATGTAAGAGACGATAATACAGATGATTATGTTAAAACAGCGCACGCTCGTAAATGTACAGTTAGAGATTTCTCTTTCAGCTATTCAGTTGATGGAGAATCAACAGAAGAGTATACAATCATTGGGTCAGAAAAACGTTGGTTTATTAATGATCTTATAGTTGAGAAGTTCGGTGCTGGCGCTGGCCCATTTGCTTTATCAGAAACTCCTGAGCCACTAAAGAGCGGTAATGATGCTCTTTCAGTTATTCAGGATGGTGTATATCTAGATGAAGTTTCAGGTGTTCCTGCTGCTGGTGAATATGAAATTACAGGTTCTACTTTAACCGTAGGTTCTGCTACAGTAGATCAACTTTTGATTGTTTATCAATCTACTACTTCATCTGAAGTATGGGCAGATACCGGAGATAACTCAATGCCTGCTGCTATTAGAGGTCTTGATGTTCCTGTAACAATCGCAGCTAATGGTATTGAAAGAGTACAGTCTGTTACCTTAAATGGTACTTTCAATCCAGAAACAGTTCGTGAAATGGGTAATAGACAAGTAGTTGGTTATCAACTACAGGTGCCTTCTGTTACAGGAACAGTTACTGTTCTTGATACAGATGAGGAACTAATTGAACTATTCACAACCGGAACTTTAGCATCTGGTGATACAGAATGGGGTATTGATGAATTCACTGCTACTGGTCTTGATTTAGTGATTGAACTTAGAGACCCAGCAGATAAGGTTCCACCAATTGCTGTTCTAAAGAGTTTAGAGGTTCCAGAGTTAGTTGTAACAAGCGAAGGCTTTACTTCAAATGTAAATGCTAACGCACAACAGACATTTGATATCAAATCACGTACTGGAGATTTAATCGTTTATTCAGGCGTGATCCCAAGCTAAAATAATTTAGCCAAAAAGGATGAACAAAGGGGCTACATACTCAGCCTAACCGCAGGTGTATGTAGCCCTTTAATTTTAATACTAGGAGAGGAAGATGAGAGATATTGAAAAGAATGATGTAGATATAGAACAGCTATTTAGATGGAAAAAGGAAATAACTATTGAGGACGGTATTTCTAATCAATCAGTTATTCTGTATCTAAAATTAGTAGGGGATGCAGATGTAGGAAAAGCAAGAACCTACGCTTTAAGAAAGTCTAGTGATTTTAGAAGAGCACTTAAAACCCAGGGTTCAGATGAAAGAGTATCTCTGCTTTCTGAGTTTGATGAATTTCAAGAACAATCAAAAGAACATCTAGTAAGTATGATTCTTTTATTAAAATTAGAAGATTTACAAGGACAAGCTATTAGAAATGTAGATATGGAACAGCCCACTCCTCCTAAATCGGATGCTGAACTAGAAGATCAAGAGGAATATCAGAAACTTATAGATGAGTTTCCTAAGAAATTTTCCGAAGCTGTTTCTGAAAAAACACGGAAATTAGAAGCAGTAGAAAAGGAAAGACTTGATAACTTAGAACCTGAGGTTCTATATAAAGAATATGAACGACTTATAATTAATAGACTTTGTATAGAAGAAATGTCTAATAAGTTTTATGAAATGATTATTTACTATGCTACATTTAAAGATAAAAATTATAGAAAACTAGCTTTTAAATCATTTGCTGATTTTCAGAATATTTCTTATAATCTTAAGGAAAAATTAGTTCAAGAATATAAGAACTTAGAAATGGGGATGGGCGTACTAAAAAAATTGCCCGAAGTAACGGAATAAGAATTGCCTGGACATTAAGTAATAGTACAAACTTACCTTTTATACGAGATTTACCGGAAGATTCTTTAGACTTTCCTTGGACAATTAGTTATGTAGTTAGAAAACAAATGCAATTAGACGCTTATGAGGAAGTCCCTAAAGAAAAACGACCTCCTGATAATGTAATTTGGTGGGGAACTACAGAAGAAATTGAACATTGGTTTGATATGGTATTTGGTA